TGGTTTCATCCCAACCGCCGGCAGAGCAGACACCCCAATAGCTGTACAGAACGCGGGCGATGCTGGCTTCTGACCACAAAACTGTGGTCACTTTGCCGACCCACAAACCTTGGATTGCTTCGGCAGTCCAATTGCGCGTGATGTCGGTGTTGCCGAATTGCAAGGTGGCGTCTAGGTTATCGCCCTTAAGCGTTGCAACCGCACCACCAAATCCGAAAGGTAGATATAGGTAGTTGCGACTGTTGTGCGTAATCTGTTCGTTGATGCGAAAGTTTTGGAAGCTGAAGCGGGTTTGATTGGTTGGGCCAACCTCGAACAGGTGGCCGTAATTAAATTCCATCAGATTCGCAGCCTCCCGCGAGCAGCAGCGCTATTGGTCAAGGTTCGCATGGCACGACGTTCGCCTTGGATGGCGCCTTGTTGGGCGGCTTGTGCCATGCCGGCTCGGAATTGGTCAGCCGTAACGTACTCGACATTATTGATGCGCTCAACGCTGTAGCGAACGTCGATGGGTTCCATCGTTGCGGTTGCCGCACCACTGCCCTGAGCGCTGGTGCCGCTGCCTGGGATTACAGATTCCCCGCGTGCGCCACGCGAATAGCGAGACATGGCGGCGGACATCTTGGATTGCGGGATGACGTATTCAGGTTCGCCACCTTCGCCAATCAAGCCCATCGTGGGGCTCGTTACAACACCACCTTGAGCAAAAGCTTCAAACCCTCCCGACCAATATGCACCATCTTTTGCGCCCTTAAAGCCAAAACTCTTAGCCAAAGAAGAAAATACACCTATACCATCGGAACCACCAGCGGCACCAAGCGCTTGAGCAATGCCATACATAATGAGCATTTTGCCAATCGTGGCAGCAACATCAGCGGCCAAGCCTTTTAACGCATCGCCAAGGCTTTCTGTTCCCTTGACTGCAGCATCAATGGCACCGCTAAATGCACCGGCAACCGTATTTGAAATGCTTTCAAACAAATCTTTTTCCATTTGAAGCTTGGCATTTGCCGCTTCTTGCTCTTTTGTCAGTTTTTGTATTTCCGCAATTTTGCCACGTATTGCTTCTTTATCTGCATTACTAAGAGTTATGCCTTGCGCCTTTAATTGATTTTCAATCTCAAGGAATTGAATCGCTTGTTTTTCAATATCTGTTTTGGCTTGAACTTTTAATAACTCCATATCCAAGCCGGACAACGCATCGGCTATTTGTTTTTGCTGCTCAACGCGGAGATCTTGTGCGGCATTCTGCCTAGCAAAACTTGCCTCTACTAATTGCCTGTCTGCTTCCGCAGTTGCAATTTTAATTTTCAATTCCTTTTCCGCATCAGGAATTTTCTCCAAGTTGATATCAGCAATTTTGGCACTTCTTTCTTCTAGAACTTGTTCAATTTGCAAAGCGGCTTCCGTTGCTTTATTGCCAGCCAAACGGGCTAAGCCAGTATCTGTAACGATCTCAAGAATTCTGTTTTGCAGCGCAAGTTCATTTTGAAGTGCTGGGATTTGGCTTTCTCTTTCTTTTTTCGTTTTATCTTTGCCACCACCACCACTTAAACCACCGCCTGCACCGCTGCCACCACCGCCACCCCCGCCGCCAGTTGTTTGACGAGTCGGGAGCGCCAGCACACCACGCGCAAAACGTTCGCGTTCAGCAAGGATTTGTTCACGAGTATTACCTAACCCACGCCCAAAGCCACTTATTTGCCCAATGGCTTGCATCGGTAAATTCTTTTTACGTTCTGTTTCAATCGCAGCAAGTGTTTTGCGTGCTGCATCTTTTGAAGTTGCCGGAGCCGATCCACCAAAAGCTGCAGCCGCTCCGCCAGCTTGCCTTGCACCACGCAAGCGATCAAGTTCTGCCCTTGCCTGCATAAGAGCCTGCAGTCCGTATACCGCAATGTTTACTGCGATAGCAATAGAACCAATTGCTGCAAGGCTTCTAAGAACACCACCAAGACCAGCAATCGTAGGTGTTGCAGTAGCTGCAGCAGCTTGAAGAGTTCGGGTATTTGCTGTGTAAAGAGCAAAAGCAGAAGAGCTGGCAGTTGCCGCAGTGCCTGTTGCTGCAGTTGTAGCAGCCATGCCAGTCATTGCGGCAATGTAACCTGCGCGTAACGCTATTACAGCTTGAATTGCTTTTTGTAGAGCAACATAAATTGCAATAACTTTAACTGTTTCTCCAATAAGTTTTGCAATGGGCGCGGGTATCGCGCTAATTGCATCGGCTAGCCCATTTATTGCACCTGTTACATCAGTAACGCTTTTGACTAATTCTGGTCCAAATACTCGACCGAGTGCCTCACTTAAATTTTTGAACGCTGTGTCAAGTGCCTTGAGTTGATTTACAAGACTGGCTTTCATTGCTTGAAAATCTTTGTCTGTTTTGCCCGCCGCACCACCAATTGATTCAAGAGCTGCCTGATAATCTTTGCCGCCTTTTGCCGCTGCCGCAAACGCACCTCTGACAGCTTCTTGCCCACCAACCATTTGCGTGGCTAGCTCTGGGTTTTTCTGCATTGCTACAGCGAGTTTGCCCATCAAAGATTCAAAGCCTTCACCTTGAATACCGGCAAGAGTCCAGTTAATGCCCAGCGCCGCCGCTGCGTCTGCGCTTTCTTTTGATGGCTTAAGAATTGTTGCCAGCGTTGAGCCAAGTCCTGTAAATGCAACCTCAGCAGTCGCACCATTTTTTGTTGCCGCCGCAACAAATGCGTTGACTTCATCAAGGCTTACGCCTGCAACTGCCGCAACAGACGCAACACGACCTAATTGACTTGTGTAATCAGACCATTCAACTTGGCCATATTCAATCGCCTTGCTGATGCTGTCTGTAACTTGAATGGCTTGGCTGCCAGTCATGTTGTACGCATTTAGCGTTTTGGTCAACACAGCCGTAACTTGTGTTGTATCAGCCAAACCACCAACGGCAGCTTTTGTTGCAGCCTCTACAACCTTGATATTGCCTGCAGTATCAGTAAAGCCAGCAGACAGTGCCTGATAACTTGCGGCTGCTAGTTCAGCTTTATTTGCTACTCCACCTAAATTTTTACTTAGCTGACCTAAACCTTTATCTAAAGCGTTAACGTCACCACCAACAGTTCCAAGACGACGCAGGTTTGTATCAAGCTCTTTTACATCAGCAATAACTTTAGACAGGGCAAACCCAGCACCAAAGGCTGCCACTGCCTGTTGAAGAGCACCAAAAGCTTTTTCAGTTGCTTGCGCTCGTGTTTCAACTTGCCGTAGCTGGCTGACCGCGTTGCGGCTATCAACGTTAATAGCAACGTTGGCGACAACCGACACGACTTACCTACGGCGTTGCTTCATTCTACGATCCTGCTCTTCATTTTGAAGCTCAAAATAGCTAGACCAAAGCAGCAGCTCTTCAAGTGTTACCTCACGGTTGAGCCGGGCTAGCGTGTAACCCAGCTCTTTTGCAACTCCAAGCTGCAGCAGCAGCAGGTTGTCTTTCTTTAGCTCAGCCTTTACCGCTTTTCATGTCGGTTTCGGCTTCCTCTGGGTTGGTGATGATGGCGAGCATCATGGCTTGCAGGTCACTGTCAAGCACATCGTTTTTCAGCTCAGCAATTTCACCAGCCTGAAACAACCGCTGGCCGGCATCGTCGGCTGCTTTGGTTATCAACAGATTCAGCGCAAAGCCATTGGGATCATCGCCACCGGGCATTTTCTGCGCGCGCTCACGTTCTGCCATGGTCAAAGCCGTGGCATAAAACTCAAACGTAGATCCATCGTTGAGTGTTGCAACACGCTTAATTGGCTGAAGATTGGCTGCTTTTTTCAGCCGTGCCAGTGCAGATGATGCCATGCAATAAATGTGGGTGGCCCCAGCATAAGCCGGGGCCGTTCAACTATCAAGCAGAAGTGCTGAAGTCAAAAGTAGGTGCACCGGCCGGGCGGAAGGTGATCTCAACCTGCTGAGCGTCATCAGGGTTGATATTCAGGCTGGCGGTCAGCAGCACGGCATCCATGGCAATGCTGCGGCTAAGCGCCTCGGTGCCTTGCTTGTCGGTGTACAGCTTGAAGCCGCAGCCAACCTGCTGACGCTGCAGCACGTCTTCCACCATGCGATTGGACAGCGCAGCGTCCTCGTTGGTGACGTAGATCGTTGCGGTGCCGTTGCCGTCGGCGAAGCCAGGAATGTAAGCGCGGAAGGGCGCATACTGGCCAGCGGTTTGGCCGATGGTGGTCACGTCGATCTCAGCGCGGCTGATCTCAAACGACCATGACTGCACTTGGCCAACGGCGGCATAGTCGGCGTAGTACACCTCGAACTCGTTAGGTGCCACGGCTGTGCCGTCGTCGGTGATGGCAAGGATGGTACCGCCAGCAGCGGTGGATACGGTCAGCGCGCCAGTGGCTGCGGTGTAGCTCAGCACGTAGTAGGTGGTAGCTGCATCAATCGGAGACGGCAGCGTTCCGGATCCAGATCCGCCGGTTTGGCTGTTGATAACTCGGAACTTGACCGGATCGCCAGCCTTGAAATTCAAGTAAGGGGCGACAGTAATGACATCCGTGCTGGCATTGACGCCAGTTTCAGGGAAGTTGCCGTTAGTGCCGGCAGGCTTGTAGTAGAGGGCGCCGGACGTACCGGACAGAACAGTAACAGCCATGTTGTGAACGGTAGTGGCTACATTCAGTCTAAGTAGGCTTCAAACGTTGCAGTCAACTGAGTTTGATAGTACGGCTCTGGTGATGCTGGCGTTACTTGCGCTGGACCGGAAGCTGCGTCAAAGATAATGCCGGAAAATTTGGCACGGTCGAAAAGGTCTTTAATGCGTTCTGCAATGGTGAGGTTGGCGGCAGCACCAGCGCCTACTGGAGTGAAAATGTTGACAACTAGCGCGCCATTTTGCCGGTTAAAACCGGTAGCTGGGCCAAGTAAAGTGGCATAGGCGTTATCACCAAAACGAATTGCGACCTGAATCCATGGGATGTTATTTGGCGGTGTAAAAGGAACGTTTGCGTAGCTAATGGCATATGGCGGGTCGCCAGATGGGCTACGTGTCGAAATATCTAGTTGGATACGTTCTTCAATAGCGGCTCGAACGTCGTTGTAGGTGCTGCTCATGATTCCCTCCCGATGCGGTCAGCGTTGACGCGCACAAAGCCTTGGATGTCTTTGGCGATGCCTTGCACCCAACCCGCCGGCGCTTGTTTGCTGCTGCCATTGGCAAGAGGCTCTGCATACGGCAGATTGTTGTGCACGCTGTAGACGTTGCCTAGTTTTTCTTGCTGGTACCCGATGCGATCAATCTGCGGAATGCCGCTGTAGGTGCCTGCAGGTTTCTCACCGCCTGGCGCCGCATTCTCTCCTACCTGCCAGCTAACACGAAACCTACCCGTATCAACTGGGCTTGCTTGCTTAAGCCTGCTGTCAGTTTCAAGCACCGCAACGCGCAGCAGCTTCTCCATCTGCTGGCTGGCGTAATCACCAATATCAGCAACCCGGATCGTGCGCGCCATCAGTCCCTCAGAATCAATTCGTACGTAATAGCAGTGTTGTCTTGTTCGATGGTCCGCACCTCAATCACTTGCAGCGTGCGGCCTGAAATGATGACGCGATCGGCAGTGGTTGGCGCATTTGCCAAGTCAGCAGCAGCAATCAACAACCGCTTGTCGCCAGCTTGGATTAGGTCATTAACCTCGCGCAGGTTGACATCTTCCAACACGCCACGTACTGCAGTATCAGTTGTGGTTTCACTAACGGTGCCAGTGGTTGGATTGTAGGCGCCATTTATCACGCGGCGGATGGTGGCAACACCGCCAAACTTTGCCATCAGCTTGCTGGCAACCTTGCGTAGCGGACTAGCTAATGCCATTAGGCAACCTGCACTGCAGTCAGGATAATGCCAGGGATGGAGGGATGCGCTGGTCCCGATGGCGATGATGGCAATGATTGGATGCTAGCGGCTACGTCTGTGGTAGACCAGATCAATTCCAAGTAATCATTAGCGGCAAGTTTCAGAACATAGTTCACGCAACCAATAACGTGGCCATCAACGTTGCCATGGCTTGAAATGATGCTGAACTTACTGTCGCTAGCCGGCACGTCGCCAGCGCTGCTTTCATTGTTCTTGCGCAGCCAGATATTGATGTCGTGAATCGAGTTGCTTGTGTTCACAAACTGGACAGAGTAAGTGACGCTGTAAACGCCTGCCCTAGAAAAGGTGACTCGTGAGCCAGAGACAATGCTTATCCCACGGCTATCAGCATCCGTTGAATTAATGCCAATTGAATAGGCAGTGTTGGCAGCCTCTGCAATCTGCTGAGTCGTGTCATAAAACGACCCCCACAACATTTGGTTGCGGACTGTATCAAGACCACTTGTGAACGGATTGAGCTTAAATGCCATTGCTCAGCTCCGAACAACGGTAAGCAGATTATTGTTGCCATCATAGGTCATTGTCAGCACTGCTACGGTTTTGCCGCTTGTACCGCCACGTTTGTACGTTGCAGTTAGCAAGTTATTTGCGCCGTCGTATGTATTGACAATGCAATCATGCGTAGGGATTTCAAGCCCCTCGCGGCTTACCGCATCACCACCACCAAGGAAGGCAAGAGCCATGATCAGATCCGGTACGCAATAACTTTGCCGCTAGCCAGGGTCACGCTGGTGAATACACCTTCAATCTCGTCGCCTGCGCCAAGCGGTACGGAGGTAAACGCATTGCCAGTTGCATTTTGCACGGTAGCTGTGCTGATTACGGCATCAGCAACTGCATACAGCTTGTAAAACCTACCGGCATGGGCAGCGGTATCGCTAATGTACTCAAAACCTATGCTGTACTCGTCCATGGTTAGCTCCTGCGGATAGAGAAGTTGCCTGGTCCGCTAATTCTAAGCCCTGTGAGGTATCGCTCCATCAGCGGCGGCACCTTGTCAACACCAACAGCGCCGTAGCCAAGGTTGGGAGTCACGTCAATGCTGCCGATCTTGACGTTCTTGTAGTCTTCCAACCCGCTTAGCCCGATGCCATCTGGGTTGTTGTTGAGATAAGTGGCCAGCACAACTTGCGCATACTGCACCTGCTGCGGGATTTCAGTGTCGGTGTAGTAGTCCGTCGTGATGCGAAACGGAAAGCCAACAGCGTACGTATTGATGTAGGTATCAGGCTTGCGCACGCCAGTACGCGGCCACTGCAATGCCTGCGTATCGGTAGCGCGAGCGCCTAGAAACCGCTCACGATCCAATCGTTGGGTAGCGGTAAACAGCGCTCGATTCTTTTGGTCAGTAGTAGCTGATGCCCATGCCGTCACATCAGCATCTTGCACAAAGCCATCAATGATTTCCTGCGCTGCTGCCAGCGTCAGGTAGGAGTTTGCGCTTGCCGACCCTACGGTTGCGTTGATTGCTATTGCCATCGTTGGGTGGCTCCGTCATCTCAAGTTTAAGTGTGGGCTCTGCAATAGAAAGA